GTACAGGTGCAGCGTCTTGACTTCCTTCTCGATGTAGAAGTACTCCGCGATCCGCACCATGTTCTCGTTCAGCCAGTACCCTGACGTCGAGTCGCCCACGCTGTACGACAGCAGCGTCGAAACCGGCGCGGCCTTGGGGTACAGGCGTTCGTACTCTTTCTTCGTCAGGTCTTGCGTGATGAAGCAGAACTGCGCGTCAGCACCGCACGGATCTTGGATCAGCGGGTCCATGTACACGCTGAACGAGTTGCGGATGCGCCCGATGCGGATGTCCTGGTCGAACGTGTCGGGGTCGCAATACTCCGTCAGGATGCGAATGTAGCCCTCGCCAAACGTCACCTGGTTCTCGCAGGCCGTGTCGTAGGCGACGTCCGCGTCGGACATGTACTCGATGTGCCGCACGATGCCGTCGAAGATTTCCGCAACCTCCGGATCAGCCTTGTCGTCAGCAGGAATGACCTTGCCGCTGGGGCGGTTCTGACGCTGGTCGTTGGTGACCGACTTGACGTGCTGCGGCAGCTTGTTGATCGTCAGGCACGGCCTAGCGTTGATCGTCTGGCCCTGCACGCTGCCACGGGTTGCCAGCACATCCTGCGGCCACTGCCACGAATTGTCCGAACTGCCGGCGTAGAACTTCAGATCGTCCAGCTCGTTCTGCCGCGAATTCGACACCGCAGCCTGCGCCATCGTCATGCGCTGACGCATCTCGGCCAGAAAATCCGCGTCCTGCTTGCCGCCAGCAGCGGCCACGCGGGCACCAGCGATGCCGGTGGGGTCGGAGGTGCGGTTGTACGCCATTACTTCTTCTTTGCAGGCGCGGGCTTTTGCGCCTCGCGTTTGACGCTGTACGCGATGGCGACAGCCTGTTTCTGGGGCTTGCCGGCCTGCATTTCAGCCTTCACGTTCTTGCGGAACGCTTCTTTGGACGCTGATTTCACCAGAGGCATGTCATTTCCCCTTTTTCGCCGTCTTGGCCGACTCTTTGAACGCCTTGGCCGTCGGCGCACCGGCCGAGCCCGGTTTGCGCATCTTTTCGCCGCTGCCGGCAGCGATGCGCTCGCGCTTAGCGTGGATGTTGGCGTAAAGGCCGGGTTTCGAAGCGGATTTCTGCGGCATGATCAGCACTTCCAGCGTTTCAGAGCGGCCTTGGCCCGCTCGCCGTCCTTGGCCTTCGCAGCTACGCCAGACATTCTTGAGCAGAACGACTTTTTACGCGCGGCGTCCGCCTCAGTCTTCGGATTCGGTGCCGGCGCCTTCAGATTCGACCCCGTTTCGCGGTTATAGCGCTCGCGCCCCTTGGCCGTCAGGCCCGCGCCGCGCTCGGTGGGCAGTTTTTCGCCCCGGCCGACGCTCAGAGACACGGATTTCTTCGCCATTACCGCTCCCGGAGGCCCTCAGTGAGCCATCCAACCCGCCGAAACCACGCCGCGATCACTGATTGAGCGGCGCTGCTCCTTGGCATTGTACTCCCGATGCGCCAGCGGGAACGCAAACGTGCATGCCAGCGCGTCGGCAGCGTCCGGCGACGCCAAGCCACGCGATTTCATGTCCTTCTTCGACTCCAGGTACACCGTTCCGCTGCTGTCGGGCTTCGTCTTCGGCCCTGTCAGATCGGCTTTCAGCTGCCGGTCAGCCGGTACGTGCGCCGATTTCAGCCAGTCGCGCATCGCGCCCCACAATTCGGCGCGCTTATTGCCCCACATCACGCTAGACTTGGCCTTCCAGCCGAAATTCACGCCCCTGACCTTGAACCGCTGCTCCGTCAGGCGGTCCAGAATCCCGTATCCCAGCCCGCCCTCGTCAATCACCGTCAGCGCGGGCCGAAATTCCTCGATGGCGTCGATCACGTGTCCCACCACGGTCATCGTGTCATCGCCCCGATACCGCCGAATCGCCACCAGATCACGCCCCTGACGGGCCACGATCACGGTCGCGTCAGCGCCACTGCGCGCGGGGTCCACGCCCAGCACGATCGGTGCGGTGGGGTCTTTGTACGCCGGCCGCTTTACGGCATCGTCTACCAGGCGCGGCGCGATGAACTGGTCTTCGCCGGCAGCGGGGAACTCCCCGTACACCTCGACGCGGGCCTCGCGGGAGTCCTCGCCGTACTCATCGATGATCTGCTGGTACACCCGCTGGTCGGTGCCTTCAACGCTGCGGGCGTCAATCTGGATGTTCTTCCAGAAATCCCGCTTGGCGTGGAAACACTCGAAAAAATACCCTTCGTTGCGACGCGGGTTCGAAAACGCCAGCCAGTACCTGTCGAGGATGTTTTCCGTAAAAAACCCCGCGCCCACCGCCCAAATCGGGTCCGGAATGCCCGACGCCTCGTCGAACACCAACATCATCCCGTCCATGTTGTGCGTGCCCGCGTAGGCGTCCGGGTTTTCCTCGCTCCACAGTCGGCCCTCGGCCGCCCAGTACCGGGTGCCTTTCTTCAGGTCCCGCTCAACGATCTGCGTCAGCCACTGCGCCGGCATGAGCTTCGTCGCGCTGATTTCCCACCAGTGACTGTTAATCAGCATCGCTGACCACTTCGTCAACTCGCCCCAGGTCACGCCCCGCAGCTGCGCCTCGCTGTTTGCGCTGACCATCACCGTGCTGCCGATCCGCGTCGAGAGCATCCACAGAATCAGCCAGCTCACCAGCGCCGATTTCCCGATCCCGCGCCCGCTCGACACCGCCGCCCGCAGGGTGTCCATCTCCACCTGCCCACGGTTCGCCCCGATGTGATCCCGGATCATCCGCAGCACGCGCCGCTGCCACTTCCGGGGCCCGTCGAACGCCGCCAGCGGCGTGTTCGGCTGCCCCCACGGAAACGCCAGCAACACGAACGCTTCGGGGTCGTCTCGAATACGCGGCTCCCACAGGCGCGTCATCAGCGCCTGCTCCTCGGTCGCGGTGTATATTGGTTTCTGCATTTATATCGAATTTACTGCGGTTTATCGGCGGGCACTAATACGCCTGCCGTTAGTCGCGGCTCAAGATTTTAACGTTTTGTTCTTCCCCAGGGAAGACAACGATGTTGCGAGTGCCCTCGCCGCCTGCTCTGGAGCTTTGGTCTAGGTAGCGAATGCCAGGAATGCCCGCTTGGCGTAATATTTCGCTTCCGCCCGCTGGATTTCGGCCCAACACCTCTGTAGCAGCAAAGGCATTTGCAGCATCAAGAATGTCCCTTCCAGTCATTGGAACGGCTTGAGTTTCAAACGGCAGTTTTGCAACGGCATCTTGTACTGCTTTTGGTTGCTTGCTAAGAGGCTTATCCCAATCCAGCATCTTGTCAACCATCGCATCTGGAATGTCTACGGTGTAAAGCCTTTTGTACTTGTTAAAGGAAATTATGGCGGCTTCAGGGTGTCGTTCTGTTACTTTACGAAGCGCAATTTCTCTGCCTTTATCAGAATCTTGTTGAAAAGCTCTTAACACTTCAATTTGAACATTTTTCGAAAGTTGAGAAAATTCTTTTGACTTTTCTAGTCCTTTTATTGGACTTGCTTCTGAATATGTTCCGGCAACTTTTGGGTTTTCCGAAAAGTACAGGCCGTGCCCATACATTTGCGCGCCTTCGCCGGTGCCAATTTTTTCGGCGCGAAAACGCCCCAGCGGCAATTCCGGCTCAGCAGGAAACGTATGCGGCGTGCCGTGGTACGCCGTCAGAGGGCTGACGTCACTTGGCGGAATCGACCGCTGATACGCGGCAAAATCCTCAAACTGTCGCGCGGCTGCCTTGCTTGGCAACCCGCCAATCACGCGTCCAATATCCCCAGCGATTGACGGCAACGCCTGCACGCCCTCAGCGGCCACGCGCACAGCGCCAGCGGGCACGCCGACACCTGGCGCAAATCCCAGCGCCTCGCCTTGCCTGTACGCTTCGCGGCCAACAGACGACGCATCGGACATCAGCGGCAGGCCAAAATATCCTCGCACGCCGCCGCGCACGGCCTGCTGGAACGGTTGCCCCACATACTGCTGGTACGCCCCGTACGCGCGCTGCAACGGATCAAGCGCCGCCCTAGCCAGCGCGTTTACCGACGGCGGCGCCAAAAAATTCTTACCGTCAGCCATATCGTCAGTCCCGCACCAACGCACGCGGCGCCTGCCGCAGCAACACCGGGGCGGCGTCGGGCATATACGGGTCAAT